GTCGCTAACCCGGTGACGTCGGTGACGACCCTCACCGGATCCGTCGTTGCGATCTTGAACGCAGGGAATCCGGTCGCGGCGTCAAACCCGCTGCCGATCACCGGAAGCGTCACGCTGGCCTCTGCTCCGACCGTCACGGTCTCGAACCCTGTCACTAGCGTTTCGATCTCTAACTCGCCCTCGGTCACAGCCCTGTCTGGATCGTTGGTCGGACACCTAGTCGGAGGTGTGGCGGTCTCCGAAGCCAATCCGATCCCCACCAGGACCCAGAGGGCGAGCACTCCGACGGTGACTGCACTCACAGCCTCGGTCACCAGTCAGCTGTTAAAGCCAACTAACTCATCTCGTCTCGGCATGACGATCTATAACGATTCGGTTGCGAATGCCTACATCAAGTTTGGTGGGCCTGTGTCCACCAACGATTTTTCGACGAAGCTCTTTCCGGATGACTACTACGAGGTTCCATATGGCTATACCGGTCGCGTAGACATCCTCTGGACAGCTGCTACGGGAAGCGCTAGGGTTACGGAGTTCGTCTGATGCCTCTCTATAGGAGACCGAGGATCATTGTCCAGGACGAGGGGACGGAGCAAGGCCGGGCCGGAATATTCAACTTTGTTGGAACGGCTGTAGGGGCCACGGTCAGCTCAGACCTGGCTACCGTGACGATCACGGGAGGAGGCGGCGGCGGATCGCCGGGAGGAAATACCGGAGAGGTCCAGTACAACAGCAGTGGATCGTTCGCGGGAATTGCGATGGTGAAGAGCGATGGCCAGTACCTCATGCTGGTCTCCTCGTCGCTTGAGGATTTCCCTTCGGTTCCTGACCCAGGAAGGATCAAGCTTTTTGACCGTGACCTCGCGGGTCGACAGATGCTCTCCGTTCGAGAGCCATCAGGGATGGTCATCCCTCTCCAGCCCATGCTCTCGAGCAAGAAAATCGGCATCTGGACTCATCCAGGAAATTCAAACGTGGCGATGTCAGCGTGGGGCCTGACCACCCCGTCCACGTCAGGAACGTTGACCGCGAGAACTGTGAGTGCCACGAACGTGGCTACCATGGCTAGACGATTGGGGGTGGTCTCAGCGGCCGCCGCCGGCAGCGTAAGCGCAGTCTTCTCTGCACAGACCCAGTTCACGATGGCCAGCGGGTTTACGGTCGTCTTCCGCTTCTTTAACAGCGATGCTGCGGCCGTGTCTACCGCAAAGGTCTGGGTCGGAATGACTGCACAGAATACTGCCTTCACCGGATCTGGAGCGAATCCTTCGAGCTTTAACAACGCCTGGGGCGTAGGGGCAGATACGAACCAGGCAGAATTGGCGGTCATGGCCAGAGGAGCGACGACCGCCACGGTTATTGGCCTTGGACCCAACTTCCCGGCAAATACTAGGAACATCGATTATTACGAGGTCGCCCTGTTCTGTCCTCCTTCCGGAACCGCCATCGGATGGCGTGTCGAGAGGATCAACACCGGGCACGTCGCTGCGGGCTTCATAACGACTGATCTCCCGTCATCAACTCAACTGCTAGCACCGCAGCTTTGGAGGGGAAACGGCTCGTCCGCCACAGCCGTCGCCCTCGATGTGGTCTCAGTGTACATGGAGACCAACAACTGATGACAGCTATCTAAGATCATGGCCTTCACCTCCGGATCCACCGCCTTTGGCCTATTCGACGCCGACGTAGCGTTCGCTGCCGACGCCGATAGGCTGGTGAAGTACGTCGCGGTGAAGCTCGGCGGCGGTCTTCCCGGGGCCAACGAGGATGACACCCATGTCCAGGTTGAGCTGACCTCTAAGGACGTCTACACCTGCTTCGAGGAGGCCTGCGTCGAGTACTCGGCCATCGTCAATGCGAACCAGGCCAAGTCATCGCTGGCCGCCTTTCTCGGCGCTGCCACGGGTACCCTGTCAGGCGGACAGAACAGGTACCCTCGGGCAAGCCTTGAGTGGGCCAGGAGACAGGCGCAGCCATTCGGAGAGGAAGCCTATGTCGGCGGAGACCGGGTCCTCCACTCTGCCTCGATCGAGCTCAAGGCGGGCCAACAGGACTATGACTTGAGCGTCCTGATCGGGGCCACCGGATCTGACGGACTGCCCGCACGGATCGCGTTGCGTCAGATCTTCCACTTCTCTCCCTTCGCCTCATTCAGGTTCTTCGGGACGACGGCTGCCATCAACTACCTGAATGGGAACTTTAACTTCCAGTCATTCACCCCGGAGAGCGTCTTCTACCTCCTTCCGGTCTGGGAGGACGTCCTGCGCGGGATGCAGTTTGAGACCTCGAACCGTGTCCGACGGTCTCACTACAGCTATGAGCTTCACGGGGCAAACAACCTCCTTCGGATCTTTCCGGCTCCGAAGGAGAACAACACGTTGTACATGACTTACAACGTCATCGATCCGAACGACGTGTTGGCGTCCGACCAGTCTTCATTCGGAGCATCGAACATCAGTAACGTCCCGTTCGGGACGATTCCGTATTCAAACATCAACTCGATCGGTCGACAGTGGATCTGGAAGATGACCCTGGCCCTCTGCAAGGAGGTCCTCGGCTTGATCCGTAGGAAGATCGGAAACGGCTCTGTTCCGATCCCAGGAGGGGACCTCTCGTTGGACGGAGGCGACCTCGTTGCCGACGCCCGGGGAGAGATGGATGTCCTTAGGAACGAGCTTCGTGCCCTCCTCGATGAGATGTCCTATGACAGGATCGCCGCGAAGGAGGCTGAGCAGGCCGAGAATGTCAGGCGGGTCCTCTCGTTGATCCCGCTTAAGATCTACACGGGGTAACAATGTCCGCATGGAAGAAACTGTCAGAGATCCTGAAGGAGGAGCGTCGGTTCCGGGGGGATAGTTTTGTCCCGTACAACGAGCTTCTTAGGCTCTTCGTCGGTCGCCCCGGTGAGCGGGATGGAATTACCGGCGTTCCACCCGATAAGAACGGCGGGATGGTTGTCGGTGCATACAGGTTCGATCCTTCGATCCTTGCGCTCGGTGACTCTAGTCACGGCGACATCATGGCCTGGCATGACGATATCGACGTCGCCATCGCCCGTGCCGTCACTGACTCCGTAAAGCAGATCTCGGGCGTCTCACAAGGCGGGACTATGGTTAAGAAGAACTATGGTGGGAGGGTGATGATGCAGAGGGCACCGGTCAGTCCACACTACAACGATCGGATCCCTTCTACCTACGATCGCTACGACGTGGTTATCGAGGCGGACATCGACTGGGTTCTTAATCGGAAGGGAACCTTGGCTCCGGTCGGAATCATTCGTAAGATCGCCTGGGCCCCCTCGATGGGAAGCGCGCAGGAGCGTGCTGAACGGCTCCAGTCCCTCATGGCGGGTCGTAGCATCAAGCTCCCCCGTCGTCCCCAGCCAGACCTACCCGTCCCGCCTGCCACCATCAGCTCAAGAAGGGATGATGACTCTGAGGGCGACGCCTGATGGCTCGTAAGTTCATCACAAGCCGAGAGCTGTCCTTGATCGACCGTTGGAACAAAGAGTTGATCCAAGGGACCGTCGAGCAGGAGATCATCTACTATGCCCTCTCTTTCGAGGAGAGTCGGGTGCACGACGTCTATGACGAGGCGATCTATAAAGAGTACCTTCAGCCCGTCCGGATTAACGCCCGTGTCGATTGGTCGCAGAACGCAACCGTCACCGGTGGCGGGACGATTGACTCTGCCTACACCTGTAAGGTGTTCCTACACCATCAGGAGTGCATCGAGCGGAACATCGTCCCTCGCGAGGGTGACTTCATCGAGTTTGGGCAGATGGTCTTTGAGATCACGACTGCTACCCTGGCCAAGCCGGTATTCGGTCAGATGAACGCCAGGTTGGAGCATGAGCTCACCTGCGTCCCTAGCAGGGAGGGCCAGTTTAAGGCGGAGAACGTGCGTATTGACGAGGTCGACAACACGCACCCGATCGAGACCGCCCGACCACGGACGCTTGGAGACGACCTCTGAAAGAAGGTTGTGATGCGCAAGTTCCTCATCGTTACATTGTTGTCGACCCTCCTCACATCCTGCGCAATCGGTTGTTTTCCCTGGGACAATAGGGTTTCGATCGAGGACGTCCGCGATTCGGTCTATCAAGTCAAGGTGGAGCTCACCCTTGACCTCACACCGTACCACGCCTATCTCAAGAAGAAGGGCGGTGAGTCTGTTCTTCACAGGATCCTTGGTGGACCACGACTTCCTCTCACCGAGAGACACACCACCCTCATGGCCCAGATGGAGGTCCAGTCCGACACGTCTATCGTTAGCTGGGTCGGGACCGGCTGGGTGGCCGCCAAGTCAGACGGTCAGACGTTCTTGATGACCGCCGGACATGTCTGCGAGAGTAGGGATTCCTATGCCGTGGAGTTTCTTGATGTTGACCCCGATGGCATCGGTGTCGTGACGATTGACCTTCCTATCATCAACAGGAACCATACGCTAGTCAGTAGGAATGGGGTGGAGTATCAGAGGGCGACTGTCATCCGCGATGACGACTTCGAGGACGGGTTCGACGGGCCTGATCTCTGCATGCTTGGGGCCAACGGTGACCTTGGTAAGGTGCTCCCCGTGGCTGAAAAAGATCCGAAGTATGCCGCCCATGGCGAGGTGGTCGGTGGTCCCCGCGGGCTTTGGGGCGGCGGGATCGCCGTGGCCTCCGATGTCAAGTTCTCTGGTCGTGGCAGCATCTTCGGCGTGAAGCCGGACGGCCTGGCCTTCAATGGCCTTGTGGCTCCGGGCAACTCAGGATCGGCAGTGGTTTTCGATGGTCGCGTCGTAGGCGTGATCAGCCTCGGTGCGACCAGGTTTCCGTCGTTGGTCCATGCCATTCCGCATGAGATCATCCGTGAGTTCATCCGAAAGGCCCTTCACAGGGAGGACTGATGCCGCCTAGGGTCCAACCGTACACCGTCAGGACGATCCGGACGGAGGATGTCGACCGCGGTGTGAAGCGTTGGTTCGACAAGGTGGTGGACCCACACGTCGCGTATCCCGACGGAAGTCGACGGAAGGTCCCTGTCAGGTTCTCTGCGGGCGAGCGGTGGGTCTCTGCTGCCGATCGGGCGGGTATCCGAGATCGCAACGGTCAACTGATCCTCCCGGTGATCCATATCGCCCGAAAGTCATTCAATCCAACCGAGAGGGCGACGGCCCTCGGGATCAACGTCCCGAGGCTCCAGGTGGCCCGCCTCGTCTCTCCGAAGAGTTCCCAGCTGGCAAACCTGGACCAGCGTCGCCCCCTCTCTCAGAGGCGTCTGAGGGACGCTGCGGTGTATGAGATCGTGACCATACCGTTTCCCGTCAGCGGGCAGATGGAGTACAGGGCCTCGATCCAAGCACAGTCGATGCAGCAGATGAACGAGATCACCGAGAGGATCCTCTCGGAGCTTGAGTTCTTTGACGTTCCTTCGTTCGTGATCAGCCTCGGAGTCGCGGACGATCGACCGGTCTCAACGGGGGACGGCTCGACGGAGCTTGATCCGCACGGCATGTCTGCCTACGATTCACGTCCGCCGCTTGACGACTACTACTTTGTCGGCTATCTGGACGGAGATTGGAGCGACCAGGGGAACTTGGATGAGTTCACCGACCAAGAGCGGATCATCGAACTTGAGTTTGGATTTCGTGTCCCGGTGGCCCTCCAGCTGGATCCTGACGGAAGGATGCCGGCGGCCCAGATCGAGAGGACCGCATTCTCTGTGCGGATGGGCGAGGAGGAGGTCCATCTCGTCGATGATCCGAGTGACCTCGACAAGATCTTCGGACCCAAATAGGCTACGGACGGCCTTTACAGAGCCGTCCATCTATTTAACGCGGGGGTTTTTGCCCAGTCAACCGCTTCGAGAGCTCGAGGAACCTTAAATGCCGCAGACCTTTCTTTCTCCTGGCGTCGAGACCGTCGAGATCGACCAGTCCTTTATCCAGGCGGGGGCTCCACAGCCCGGAGCGATCCTCATCGGTCGTACCCAGAAGGGACCGGCCTTCATGCCCGTCACCGTCCGTGACTTTACGGAGTTCTCGGCGGTCTTTGGTGGCGTCGCTCCGACGCTTCCGCTCCCGTACGCGGCTAAGAACTATTTAAAGAACTCCACATCTCTGACGGTGGTTAGGGTCCTCGGTCATAACGATGGGACGACCGCCACGAGCGGCTATACGGTCACAAACGTGATCGGCATCGTCGACACATCAGGCACCATCGGCACGACCGGTTCGGTGCTCGCCACGATCCATACCAACCAGGCATTTCCGGCAGTCCAGGTCTCTGGTGTTGCCGGTGATGCGAACAGATTCGTCATCCGATTCGGTTCCACGTTTGCTGCCACGGCGAGCTTCCTGACGAGCTCGGATGACTACATCGAGAAGGTCCTCAACACTGACCCGACGAAGTACGGCACCTACGGACATTACATCTACCAGGTCTTCCCCTACAAGAAGCAGGCGGTCAGCGCGTCCTGGTATCCGGTCCAGATCAACGGAAACGGTAATACCTCGTTCACCCGCAACTTCTCTGGTGGTCAGACGCCGTGGATCAAGTCGCAACCGCTCGGTGGCGTTGAGTACGACATCCTCAAGTTTCTTACCCTCGGACACGGCCGCGCCACCAACGACGAGATCAAGATCCAGATCGACAATGTCAAGCCGAGCTCAGCCCCGTCGAGCCAGCCTTACGGTTCGTTTGACGTGGTCGTCCGTTCCTTCTATGACACAGACTCCCGTCCGGTCGAGCTCGAGCGCTTTGCCAACCTGAACCTCGATCCGTCCTCACCGAATTTTGTCCTTCGTCGGATCGGTGACATCGTCGAGTCGTTTGATACCAACACCCGTAAGTTTGTCATCACACAGGGTACTTGGCCGAACCGCTCACGCTACATCGTGGCACAGCTGAACACGGACGTGAACTTTCCGCCGCAGGCGTTGCCTTGGGGCTTCCGCGGTTACCCGAAGGAGCTCTTCTCGGGTTCACATCTGGGGAATGGTGGCGGCTTTGGCATCGCGAAGATCCCATCGCTTCCGTACACTCCGAACCAGATCGACGCCAACGGGAACTATAACACTGACATTGCCTGGGGAGTTTCATTTGTTTCGGGTGGTGTCGAGTCCCGCATGCGTGCCTTCCCGGATGGCATCCTCGGAACATCGTTGACGGGCACCGATGAGGACTTCTCCCTGAAGCATCTCAGCGGGACGTACGTCAACGGCGTCCTTCGTTACTCATATAACACAAGCCAGTCAGGCTATGCACCGATCTTTGCCTCAGGCGCGATCCAGTCGTTCGTCATGCCGTTCTATGGTGGCTTCGATGGCTGGGATCTCAGGGTCAATGATCCGCTGTACCTGAACAACAGCGACGACTCTACGGTGATCGGCGTCGTCTCCCTTAAGAGGGCGATCGACACGATCGCGAATCCGGATCAGGTCCAGGGCGACACCCTGGCGTTGCCGGGCCAGCACAACATCCAGGTTACCGACTATGCCCGTCGGCTCGTCAATGCGCGGAAGGACATGTTCTACGTCATGGACCTGACGGGCTCGACCCGTCAGGAGGTCGTGGCGAACCTGAACGCCCGTGAGATCGATGACAACTACACGGCCGGTTACTATCCGGACGTCATCCTTACCGATTCCGCGACGAATCGGCAGGTGCGTGTCCCTCCGTCGGTCGGCGTGATGGGTGCCTTGGCATATAACGATCGTGTGGCCCAGGCGTACTTCGCCCCGGCCGGTCTCAACCGCGGTGGGCTCTCTCAGTTCGGCATCACCGACACCGTGGATCGCCTCAATCATGACGATCGCGATGCCCTCTATGAGGCGCGGATCAACCCGATCACGAAGTTCCCGAACGAGGGGATCGTGGTCTTCGGCCAGAAGACGTTGCAGATGAGGCCGTCGGCGCTCGATCGTGTCAACGTTCGCCGGTTGCTCATCATGGCCAAGCGTGCGGTGGCAAACGTCGCCCGCGGCCTGGCCTTCGAGCCGAACAACCCGGCCACCTGGACCCGCTTCGTCAACAAGGTGAACCCGATCCTTGAGGAGTACCGTCGCGGTCAGGGCATCAACCGGTTCAAGGTTGTCATGGACTCGTCCACGAACACCCCGGACGTCGTCGATCGCAACGAGATGAAGGGCAAGATCTTCCTCGAACCGTCCCGGGCGGCCGAGTTCATCACGATTGACTTTGTTATCACTCCAAGCGGCGTTGAGTTTGGCTCGTAATGGGGTCGGAAAGACGATCGAGGTGAAGCAGGTCCTCACGATGTCTGACGTTGGCAGGAGTCCCTCCACGGAGCTTCACGTCGATGCCCGATCGTTCCGGGAGTGTTCTTCTGTTCTTGATGGATTCGTCGCAATGTCCGGGCCGCGGCGCGATCAGGAGCAGAGAGACCTGTGAAGACTCTCAAAGAGATCTACGGTCTTCATGAGATGGCCATCAACGTCCCCGATGGGGACGTGGCCGCTCTCCGAAAGGTCATCAGGCAGGCCATCCTGAGCGGTGATCTTCCGGGAGAGGCCATGGCCTGGATCCCCAGAAAGGCCAAGGGGACTTCAGACAAGGAAGTTCCCAAGGCAGAACCATCGACCCCTCCTAAGAAGGGGACGAAGAAGGCCGGGGTGAAGGGGCCTGGGACGAAGGAACCTGAGGCTTCGGTTCGTGAGCCAATCGCCCTCGATCCGGGCCTCAAGGCCGACCTCGACAGGTCCCAGTCTGCCTGGGACAGGCTCGGCCAGAGGATCGCCGACCCCGGCGTTCCCTTGAAGAGCAAGGTCAGGTCGGAGCCGATGAAGGGTCCCGAGTTTGAACCGATGGGGATCCATCCCGACTACGACATGCCGAACCTCGGCACCCCGAGGTCGGCCAACGTTAGGCTCAACAGGAAGGGCCAGCCGGAACGTGATCGCGCTGAGGTCGGTCCGGACATGTTCGCCAGCGTCAAGAGGCCCGGCATGCTCTCGAGGCTGTTCAAGAAGAAGGTTCCGTCGTTCGATGTGAATCCGTATGAGTTCGAGCCGGAGCAGCCGCCGAAGGTCCCCAAGCCGATCTATCCTGATCTGAGCAAGTTCTTCGACGGGGAGGATGGATCTGATCAGTCTCCCGGCAAGGATGCGATCGACGACCTCAGAGACTTTCTCGGAGGAAGTCTGGTGCCGCGCCGCGGTCGCTCTGGCGGCGACGACGCGATGCGTGATCTCGAGTGGGACCTCAAGAGGTCGAGAGGGAAGAGATGAAGAAGCTCACAGAGATCTATGGCCTCGACGAGGGTCAGTTCGATGACATCAACCGGCAGCTGGCCGGCGCGCAGTCGGTCGCCCGCGATCCGCGCTTCCCTCAACAGAGGACGAGGGTGGGCCAGTCCGGCGCTGCCCAAAGGGCCCAGGTAGACCTCGATCGGTCAAGGTCCATCTTCGCCAAGGGTGCTGTCGGAGATAAGGACTGGGAGAGGATGAACGTCGGCGAGCTTGTTGATGAGCTCCTACGGCTTACGACGGATCTTCCACAGAGCATACAGGCCCGCTTCCGTGGTCTGATCGATGTGCTCTCGCGGAGGATCCCCGACAACGTCTTGAACGGAAGGACCTCGTCGGGCCCATCTTCGTCGGTGTTCCGTCCGGTAGGAGGCTTAGGTTCTCGTGAAGCTCATTAGGCTCTATAACCTTATCGAGGCCGGGATCCTGGGAGGTCCGACCTCCCCTCTTTCTAAGAAGAGGAGTCCCTTCAAGCAGGGAAGTCCTTTCAGGCACACCGACGGAGCCCAGCCAGACGATGGGGATGACGACGAGGATGACCTCGACCCGGATACGGATCACGACGATCTGACCCCTGAGGAGCCGGACGACGAGGATGACCTCGGTGAGTTCTCGGACGAGCCCGATGATATCGAGGATGACGAGGACAGTGGGGACGACGAGGACGTCGACGACGACGAGGACGACCTCGGTCCAGACATGGATTACGACGATCCGACCCCTGAGGAGCCGGACGACGAGCCTGAGCCTCCGCCTAAGCCAGAGAAGGAGCCGGAGAAGGAGGTTCCGTTCACGGCGCAGCCTGCCAAGCCGAGCCCGGCCCTCCGAGGCGGAAAGACGGTCGGCACTGTGATCGCGGATAAGGCGACCCTTGGAGCCCTCCAGAGGGCGCTTGAGAACGTCAGGACTCGGGATGATGACCTTCAGGACTGGATCGATGATGTCATCCGGGAGATCAGCCGGGCGATGAGGACTGGCGGTGAGCTGACCCTACCTAAATTTGAGGCGACGCCGGACCTCGATAGTTTCGATGAGGATGACGGCGGATACGAAGACGAGGACTTTTAACATGGCGCGTAAGAACGTCTGGGAACAGATTTGGGAGTCGACCGAGGGATCCACGGTCACGGTCACTATCCCACGTGACCATGCCGAGTCCCTCCTGCGGATCCTGGCGGCCTCGCTGGAGTGGGACGGTGACGGTGACATGGACGACGATGACATCGACATGGACTCCGTACGTGACCTTGACTTCGACGACGACGATGATGTCGACGGTGCAGGTGACATGGACGTCTCCGTAGATGACGGCGACATGGACCTCGACTTCGACGAAGATGATGAGGATGAGGAGCCTGCTCCGAGGAGAGGGCCCGGTCGTCCACCTGGATCAAAGAACAAGAAGGGGTCCATCGACGGTAAGAAGAAGGACGTCGACGAGAAGGAGGACGACGACACTAAAGAGGAGGGGGTCGGTAGGTATCGGTCTGCCCTCGGTGAGTCGGCCTTCGCTAGGGCCGCCCGGGCTCTTGCCAAGCCGCGTGAAAAACGCTGAGATCGTCTAAGATCAACCTAGACGGGCGGTATCTTAGGAGATAGGATACCGCCCGATGTTTCTTAGGTAGAGATCGGTGAAGCCGTTCATCCAGAGGGAGCTCGACGCGATCAAGAAGATGGTCGTCGACCTTGAGAACCGCCTTAGAAACGAGAGGGAGGAGCTCGGCTACCGGACCATCTTCGGGATCGGCCGTCGAGGGGACGTCCCCGCCCCGAAGGCCTCTGACCGTGGGCGGGTCCTCGGGGTGGACGGGTGGTTCACTGTGACCGGATCAGGGGGCGGCGGTGGCGGGCTCTCCACGGTTGAGGTCGACAACGTCACGATCTCTGGTAACGGAACTGCGAACAGCCCCCTCTCAGCCACCCTCCTCTCGGCGACCCTTGATGCAAGGGTCAAGAACCTCTCCGGTTCGGTCGACGGTCGGTTCAACTCATTGAGTTACCTCAGCGCGGTCAGCCACAACAGCACCCTCAGCGGCGACGGCACGGTCGGGAACCCACTCTCTGCAGCCCCGACGTTTGTGGCGGCCCAGACGGCGATCACCGCGTCGATCAACAATCTCTCTGGGACGATCAACGCCACTCTTCTAACGTGGATGTCCTCAAGCCAGGCCTGGAGTCAGATTGCCAATGGGACCGAGGGAAACATCCTCACGGCCTTCCTGCCGTTCCCGTTCGCCGGTCCCCAATACTATGTCTTCGTCACGAATACCACAGGATCCAGCTCGTCGGTCTATCGAATCCAGAACAAGGGCGCGGCAAGCTTCCAGGTAGTGAGTACCGCTCCGTTTGTCAGCGGCGAGAGGCTTGACTTCCTGGCCATCTCAGGTGGGTTGGGACCTGTCCTTGGGAATTTTCCGTCGGTTCCAACCGGGACGCTGCAGATAAGCGTCGCGGGTAGTAACCCAAGTGAGAAGAATGTCTCTCAGGAAGGAAACATTGATTGGATCGTCCCGATCTCTTCTGCAAGGCCTAAGGCTTACTCTGCAGGGAACCTCTGGGCAAAGGCGACAGGCGGATGGCTTGCTGATAGTCTCGAGCCGGTGCATGGAGGGGTCGGGACCACCCTGGCGACGTTCTCTTCACAGAACCCTCCGATCACAGCTGACTCGGGTGACACGATCGGAAACGCGGTCATCTCGTCTAACCTTGGATCAAGGATGTTCATGTCGACTACCTCACCGGGCCACTTGAACTGGGGGTTCATGTTTCGGGTCCCGGCTGACACCGATACCCGGGTCGTTCGCATCTACACTGGACAATACGCGTGTCGGCTCGACGTCAGCGCGTCGCTGAGCGATAGATCTGCACCGATGGTCGTGGCCCAGGATGAGCAGCCCACAGGGACGTCTGCACGGAGGACATGGACCATCGTCTATAACTCAAGCAAGCCCGCCGAGCTAATCGTCAGGATGAGGGTCTCAAAGAACAATGCTAGCGACAGCGCAAACGTAGGTATCGTCGCCATCACAGTCTCTGGTAACCTCTGATGCCATCTGACCTTAGAGTAGAGAAGATCCGTCTCGTCACCGGCTCGATGGAGTATACCATCTCAGCGGTGACCATAAGCAATCCGAACGGCGTGGTCACTGAACCGTCAGGATCAATTATTCGTTCACAAGACGGCCGGGTTTGGGTCAATCAGAACGGAGGAACCGTCTGGGCTTTGGCCGGACATAACGTCAACGGGATACTCGTTTCAGGGTCTATCACCGGTACGTTAGATATCACCGTTGCTCGTGATGCCAACGTAGGTGGTAACCTTTTCATAGCTGGTGGAGCCGTTCTTGGCGACAGCAATACGACCGACCAGCACCAGATCCGTGGGAATGTCTACATCACAGGCTCGGCGGCCGGTAAGGCCGGCTTGTATGTCGCAGCAGGCGGAATGGGCGCGCCGTATGCTAGCATGATGGTGAACACCCAGGGCTCATACGGTTCATATGCGATCGGGAGATCACAGGGTGTTCCTGATGGGTACGTTGCAGTTGCCGGTTCGGCGAATCAATATCAGGTCGGGACGCAGGCCGGCGATACCATCATCCTTGCGACTGGTTCCCTCCATCTAGCGGCCGGAAATGTCGATGACGGCGGTTCTGCAGACATCGTCATCCAGAAGGATGGTGTCACGAGATTCAGCGGTCCGATCATCCAGGTGACAGGGAGCGTCGATGTTCGGGGTTCGATCACTGGGTCGGGTTTCACCGGGTCGACCTTCATTGGGGTGGCTTTCACTGGTTCGGCCTACCAGGTCGCCGGTTCCGCAGGCCGACTCAAGATCGGCCATCAGGTCTTTACTGCAGGAGGGACTTATACGCCTACGCAGGGTACCCGAGCCGTCCGAATTAGGCTTGTGGGTGGTGGTGGCGGCGGTGGAGGTATCAGCGGTGGTGCTTCAGTAGCGGCGGCTGGCGGCGGTGGCGGGGCAGGCGGATATCTTGAGACATGGATCGATCCGGGCGTGGCGATTACCGGCGGAGCTGTCACGATCGGATCGTCAGGTGTGGGCGGTACCAACAGCGGTGGGAACGGGGGGTCAGGGGGAAGTACTTCCATCATTATCCAGGGCACGTCGTACGGAGTCGGAGGCGGTGACGGCGGCGTCGGTATGCTTGCAGGGTCTAGCTTTGCAACTGTGGATGGCGGAGCTGGCGGAACCGCGGCGATAGTGAGCGTAGACATCACGCATGTTGGCCAACCGGGCGTGGGAGGTCTTCGATTGAACTCATCGACTGCGCTGGGTGGCAACGGCGGATCATCTCCATTTGGAGGCGGAGGGCGGGCCAAGATAAACAGTGTTTTCGCAGGTTCTGGATATGGGGCCGGAGGGGCCGGTGCATGTTCGACGAATGGTACCGCACTCGCCGGCGGCGCTGGGACGCCGGGCATCGTCATCGTCGAAGAGTACGCCTGAGATTGTTGGGTGAAAGCCGACAATCTGTCGCCGCCTCTAGGTACTCTCCGAATGCTGCAGATGAGACTGTCGCAATCATAAGTCCAGGAGACCACACAGATGGCCGAGATCCTCGAGACCAACCAGATGCTGGCGAACACCTATGAGCCCAAGCGGAAGTTCCGCTGGACCATGGAGATCGACGGCATCGACGCGTTTACCTTAAAGACGGGGGCCCGTCCGCAGATGACGTTCGAGGAGACCGTCATCGATTACATCAACACCAAGCGGTATGTGGCCGGTAAGATGGCCTACTCGCCGCTGAACATCACCCTCCAGGACCCGATCGCTCCTTCGGCTGCCCAGAAGGTCATGCAGTGGGTCCGGCTCTGCTACGAGGTGATCACCGGCCGTAGCGGATACGCCACGATGTACAAGAGGGACTTCTCGCTGAAGATGTTGGATCCGCAGGGCGCCGTCATCGAACAGTGGGCTATCAAGGGCGCCTGGGTCCAGGATACCAACATGGGCGAGCTCGACTACGCCTCCTCGGATAACGCCGAGGTCTCGTTGGTGGTCAGGTACGACTCGGCCATACACCTATTCTGAGACGTCAGAGGACTTCTCGCTTGGGGGGGGGGTTCGAGCAGCGCATCGCTCGAACCCCTTTCCTCTGTTATAAGATGTGGGACATGCGGATCGTCCTCATCGTCGCTTTGCTCTCCGCCTGCGGAGATAATCTTCGCGAAGGTGGCCCGAACGTCCATCCTGAAGTTCTTATCGACGGCGATGTCTCCCGGCCCGATGGGGACGGTGTCTTCGGCACCTGTCCGGACGCCGTAGTCGATGCCTCTGTCCCTGGGTCTGACGACGGGACGAAGGCGGCCTGCTGTCACGCCCTCCTTAAGGGCATGCCTCCAAGTCACGAGTGCGGCTATCCACCCGGCCTCTGCAAGAATGGAAGGAGGACGATGTTCTGTAAGACAGCCGGCGGCGATGACGCTCAGTTTGAACTCTGCAATCCCTAAGGAGTGACCGCACCATGAGAAGGATCTGCGGAGGTCTAGAGGCTCTCCTGTTCGAATCAAAGAGTATCCCTGACTGCTGGATCGTCTGGTGTCCGCAGGTGGATGTGCTGACCCAGGGGGACCATCCCGATCACGCCGTGGCTCTCCTCGAGGAGGCGATACGGCTGGTGATCGAGTCCTCGATCAACGATCTTTCGATCGATGACGCTGGATCTGAATTGCGACGGAAGAGGGTCGTCCACCCCGCTCGCCTCGGAGTTCGGGCAGCTGAGTCTGAGGATTGGCCGACCTACCAGAGGTTATTGAAGATGCGGGAGAGCGGTCAGGGAAGTTACCTTGATCTGGTTGACCTGGACGGGTTCAGCGAGGGGCCGAGAAGGACGGCGCTTGTCAGCGGAGACTATTGGATCGAGACCCGCTCCGGCGTGTTCAAGGTAGATGTCAGCTTCGATACGTACGGGTATGTGCCGCCCGAGCCACTTAAGGTTTCTGATTGATGTGGAGGGTTGGGCCTCGGTCGATCTTCGCGTGAGATGAGCGATGGGTCACAGGATGATCGGAGATGATCCATATCGATGCTCCCCATCCTCCCATTATGAGGAGGATGAGCTCTGGCTCAGATTGGATGAGGCCCTGGAGAAGGCCTTGACTGATACATCCCAGGCCTACATGATCGCCGGTTGGGTCTTGACTGACAGCTATCTGACCTACCCAGAGGTCCACAGGGCAGCCTCAGAACTGATGTCTGCGCTATATCCTTCTTTGGACCTCCCCTAACTATCATCAGTTAAGGCCGCCGGCGCGGCTCGGAGGGATAAAGATGAACACGGACGTTCTTAAGAAGCCAACTTTTTGGGCTGCAGTTGTAGTTGCGCTCGCTGGCATTGCCGTCAGCCAGGGCCTCATCGTGGAGGGCTCGACCTATTCGGAGGTCATCGGTTGGATCATGACGATCGTCGGCTCGTTCTTCGGTGGTAAGACCGCGACCTCGGTCTCTGGGCAGCTGCCTGCCTAAACCCAGGCAAAGAGATAGAGGATGAGGGGAGGGGATCACCCCCTCCCTTTTTCTTTTTCATGCTTCATCGGGTGGCCGTAATCACTGTAGGGATCGAATCGCCCGGGAACCGCACAAGATCCATTCCACCCGAAGGGGCTATCTACTCAAAGCCGCTTGGTTTGCGGCGGAAAGAGCTCTAGATGAACCAGACTGTCAAAGACATGTGGAAGGCGACGGACCCAAGGAATCAGGCTTCCGTCCCCCATCCGGCAGACGATGAGTACGCCCCGCCGGTTAGCTCCGTCAAGCTTCCGTCGAGGGGCATCGTCTATCCGCCCGAGTCGCCGCTCTATCTCTGTGAGACGGTGGACATCAAGGCCGTGACGGCGAAGGAGGAGAACATCCTCGCCTCACCCGCTCTCATCAAGAAGGGCATCGTCCTGACGGAGCTCATGAAGGCGTGCATCACGAACCGGACTGTCGATCCTGACACGATGTTGGTCGGCGACAGGAACGCCGTCCTCGTCTCGATCAGGGTGTCGGCCTACGGTCCGATCTACAACGCCCGGGTGACCTGCCCAGACTGCGGTGAGGAGAGCGACTACGACTTTGACCTCTCGAAGCTTACCCTGAAGACTCTTGACGTCGAGCCGGTCGGGGGCCCTGGCACAAATGAGTTCTCGTTCAAGCTTCCGAGTAACGGCCGTGAGGTCAGGTTCAAGCTCATGGACGCCTACACGGTGAACAAGCTCGACCGTGACATGGAGGCGCTGCGGAAGAAGACCGGTCGTGAACAGGGCGTCACGATGAGGCTGCTGGCCCAGGCGACCTCAATGGCCGGCCTGAAGGATCGATCTGAGCTACCGAGGGCGATCGAGAACCTTCCGGCCCAGGACTCTCGTGCCTGGAGGGCGTACATGGACAAGATCGCCCCGGGCGTCGACATGGAGCAGGACTTCGAGTGCCCTTCCTGCGGAAAGACGAACGAGGTCGAGATCCCGATCGGACCCTCGTTTTTTTGGCCTTCCGAGGATTGACGATCCGGAGTTCAACAAGATCATCTCTGAGAGGAACGTGAACCTCCTCCTTGAGCTACGGTACGTCGCTAAGGAGGTGGGACTAGCCGAGGCTCGGAGGATGCCGGTCGAGGTTAGACGGTGGTGGATCGATCAGATGAACAGGGACGCGGCGGCACGAAAGGAAGCATACGAGGGAGCGATCAACGGAACGAAGACCGCTCCGGTCAAGTGAGGTGAGGTAGGGTGGCCGGCTACAAATCAAGCTTTGACGCGAACGTCGACTACGCGTACGGACGCGGCATCAATGACATCACCAGCCGCCTGAACCAGGGCATGTCTAGCCTGAGCGGCCTCGGTCGTGGGATTGGCGCGTTCGTGGGACAGTTCGCCAGCGCCCGGCGTGCCACCAAGGACCTCGCCAACACGATGAATGATCTGAAGGTGGACATCGAGGCGGCGACCGACCCTCGCGAGATCCGAAGGCTGGTACGCGAGTTTGAGCGCGCCAGGACCTCGGCCGAGAAGTTTAAGAAGCAGCTCATCCAGGTCCCACTCGGCGCCGTGGAGTCCGGCCTCAAGAAGCTCGTCGATACTCTTTTGAGCCTGAACACGGCCGTCCTCAGCATATCGTTCGACTTCCTGGTCGACTCGATCAAGAGGGTCTATGAGCTACAGGAGCGCTGGACCCAGGCCATCGGCGGCTTCAACATGAAGCTCGGCGCCATGACCAAGGGGATCGAGAGTGCGCAGAAGGAGGCCATCAAGTGGTCCTCTACGATTCGTGGCCTGACCGGCGGCGACATCCAGGAAGGAATGCAGATGTTCGGTGAGTTCACGATGGCCATGGGGCGCACCGTGAAGGCCGGCGAGGGGTTCTCCAAGCTGGGCCTCGTGCTCTCGCGTGGATTTGGACTTGGAAGTTCTGGCTCCGGTACCCTCCTGAAGGTCTTCGAGAACATCGGGATGTCGGTTGACGATGCAACCGAGGCCGTGAAGGTCTCGATCAAGGCGGCCAACCAGGCCGATATCCCGGTCAACATGCTCGCCGATGACCTCGCGAAGAGCGCCACCTACATGGCCCGCTTCGGAAAGGAGGGGCAGAAGACCCTCGTCCAGGGAGCCGCGTGGGCCAGGAAGTATGACATCTCCCTTGAGCAGCTTCGCGCCACCGTCGAGTCCTTTGACATGTTCGACGACGCGGCCAAGAAGGCCTCGAAGTTGAACGCGGCGTTCGGCACCATGATCAACTCCATGGACCTGATGATGGAGGACGATCCCGCGGCCCGTCTGGACATGATCCGTCAGCAGATGTTGGCCCAAGGGTGGACCTACGATAGTCTCACCCCGAAGCAGCGTCGTCACTTTAGTACGATTCTACAGCTCACCGAGGAGCAGACCGCCGCCCTTCTCGACAGTCGGAACGCCAATGAGTCGTATACCGACTTCGTGGCCAAGGCCGAGGCGAAGCAGAAGAGGGAGCTCAAGGCGAAGGAGATGATGCAGAGGATGCTCCAGAAGACGGCGCAGACGATGTTCTCCTTCGCAGACGCCTTCGATCGGGTGACGCGGGCCATCGCCAAGGCCATCAGCCCACTGCTTAGGGTGCTCGGGCTGGCCAAGGAGGGCGGGAAGGATTTCTCCTCGTTTGGGGATGTGATGAAGGAGATCACGTCGACCGTCGTGCACTTCTTCGAGTCCCTCGCCGAGAGGCCTCGGTGGCGCTCGTTCATGGAGGAGCTGGGTAAGGATCTGCAGCGCGCCGGCACCGCCCTAAAGGAGTTCGTCATGAGCGGTCGGGCCGCCGACTGGGTTGGTGACATCGCCAAGAGCATGAAGAGCTTCTACGTGACGGTCCGTGACCTTGTGATCAAGCTGGCTCCCTTCTTCAAGTCGTTCGTCGACCTGATGTTTAGGCTCTCTGGGCACATCAAGGAGATCGCCATCGCCTGGGCCGGCCTAAAGGTCTTTAACATGGTCGGTGGTATGGGAGCGTTCAGCAAGGTTGGAGCCGCGGGTCTTGCAGGTGCAGCCGGATATGCGCTTGGTGGTACCGGCGCGGGCATCGGTTCGGCGATCGGCGGGATCGCCGGAAATGCCTTGGGATCGATCGGTGGGATCGCAGGAAGCTTCTTGGGGCCGATTGGGATGGTGCTCGGGCCGATCGTCGGAGGATTCATCGGCAAAGGAATCGAGAAGCTCTTCGCCACTGAAGGCAAGGACGAGTTGTCCCTCGCCAAAGAGCGCCTTGCCAAGTCGATGAAGGAGGAGATGGAGCTCCGTGAGACAAATGCGCAGATGGAGAAGGCGTTCATTGCGCGGAGGAAGGCCGATGATATCGTCCGGCGTGCGAGCAACAATATGCTCTTGAAGCTTGAGGAGCGGGCTCGCAATTCCAAGGAGAAGGAGATCGTCCTCTCGAAGGAGGAGGCGGAAGCGCTGGTAAAGCGAGCAGGTGATCTCTCCCTCTTTGCTGATAAGACGAAGGTCAGCAAGGACGAGTTGAACAACCTCAAAGAGGGATCGCATCTGTCGGCCGACAAGCTGCAAGCTCTCGTCACGAGCTCTCAGACGTATGAGAAGTCCTTGAGTGATCTTCGCATTGCCACTGAGAAGATACTCCAGCAGCAACTGGCGCAGCTTGAGGTCTCTAATCTTGGCATTAAGAAGCAGATGTTGCAGGCTTCCGTCGAGCAAGCTGCTGCCGAGGTCGCCGCCGGCCGAGCGCGCCAAAGTGGCGGGCTTGGACAGTTTGATTCATTCAGTGATGAGATGCGGATTTATGCTCAGCTTGGTAGACCAGGTAGCGCGCAGGATGCTGCGATGCAGATGATTAGAGGTTCGTCTCCCGCGTTCGTCAACAAGATCGACGCCATGATCGACATGGAGAAGAATTACTCTGAGCTTTTCAGGAAGGAGCGCGAGAAGCTCTCTGCTAAGGAGAAGGAGCAGCTGGATACCTCCATGAAGATCAGGAAGGCTGAGCTTGAACAGATCAAGGCAAAGAATGATCTAGTCAAGCTTGAGAAGGACTATCTCATCGAAGAACATGCGTTGAAGATCCGCGCCCTTGTGATGAGCTCTGATCAGTTCATGACCTTCCAGAAGGATGAAGGGATCAAAGACACCGCCAAGGCGTTCGAGCTGTATCTAACCAAAAAGAAGGATGAGCTTATCAATCTGTACGGTGAAAGTGGCTTTGAGATGTTGTCACATAAGCCGACATTCATGGCCAAGGGCGGTGTCGTCACCCGTCCCACAAGGGCGATCATCGGTGAGGCTGGTCCAGAGGCGGTCATCCCGCTTGGTCGATCCGGCGAGAATCTGGTCGGGGCCGCTGTCGCGGCGACCGGTGGGACGATCAATACGGTGGTCGAGCTCAACGTTGACGGACAGAGACTCGCCCGGGCGATCGTCAAGAGCGCGATCCGCGGGAGGGACTAAGAGATGGCCGACGACCCCAAGATCATTCCAAGTCCACCGCCGGCGGAGCCGGTTGACGTCGACGTCTCACCCTCCCCACCTCCGGCGAGGCCTTTCGACGTTCCAATTTACCCGTCTCCGCCGCCGAGGGACCCATTCGACGTCAAGATCTATCCTGACCCTCCTCCTGCGGGGACGGTTGACGTCAAGGTCTCTCTAGACCCGGGCCCGAGAGAGCCCGTAGACGTCACGACGTCACCTGATGCGCCACCTCGGAAGCCGGTCGACGTTCCTACCAACCCGAGCGGACCTCCGCTTGCTCCATTCGACGTTCCTGTCGCCTTCGATCCCGGTCCAAGACAACCGGTCGACGTTCCGACGACCCCGGACCTACCGCCAGCGGCTCCGTCCGATGTCCCGATCGTCCCTGATCCACCTCCGGCGGCTCCGTTCAACGTCCCGATCGTCCCTGATCCACCTTCGGCGGCTCCGTTCAACGTCCCGATCACTCTGGATCCGCCTCCGGCCACTCCCTTTGATGTCCCGATCGCCCTGGACCCGCCTCCGGTCCTACTCGAGGGCGGTCCGGATAACGTCCCGACCCTGGCGGCCATCATCAACGCCGTGAAGGACTTTGATGGAACCCTAGGCGCGTTCTTGGCCGGCCTCCATCAGATCAGTCCGATCTCGATCTCGATCCAGGGAGCCGGTGCCCTCGACCCGACGGTCCTCGCTGCTTGGTTCCGAGATTATACCCAGACAGTTGGTCTCGGAAACGTCGGTAAATTCATCTCTCAGCAGGAGGCCCTGTTTGCGATGAATCCGGTCGCAGCCCGGATCTTTAATCCGTTGTACTTTCTCGCCATGTCATTTCCCGGAGCGATGGGGCATGTGCATGCGACCGTGGATACCATGGTCGGCCGGAATGCACAGACCATTGCTTTGGTGAGGGACGATGCTTTGGCGCAAAAGGTCAATCTTTTCGGAATTCCAGAGCTAGCGGTTAACGTCTACACTCCTGAAAAAACGGCGGTTGATGGCCAGGAGTTTTCGGTTAGAATTCCAGAGCTGGCGGTTAACGTTTACACTCCTGAAAAAACGGCGGTTGATGGCCAGGAGTTTTCGATCGATGAGATGATCGATGCGGCCGTGGACGATGTACGCCATCCTTACATGAGTACGAAGACTGATCGGACCGCTGGGATACCGGTCAAGGTCTTTGATGCCTCCCTTTACTTTCAGGAAAGGGGCAGCGACGGTGCACAGCTGGTCCGGGCCGATGTTCGCGATCACGTCGGTCGTGAGAATCTGCAGTCACGTGAGGCGGGCCTGGCTAACTCGGCGTTCATCGACGGTATCATCCCGATGCGGATCAGCCAGAGGGAGGACCCCGACGGCTCGATCTACACACAGACCGATAACCCGACCGGCTTCGTGGATGATGACGACGCCCGCATCCCACTCTGCTTCACCGACCTGAGGAAGACCCCGCGGGGATACCGCACGATCTATTTTCGTCCGCTGAACCTCAGCTTCAGCACGGCCATCTCTCCGGAGTGGTCGGAGGACAGCGCCTTCGGCCGGGTCGACCCGGTCGTCGGGTACAAGCAGACCAGTCGGACGTATAGCGTCTCCTTCGAGCTCCATGCCTTTGCCCCCGAGGACCTCAAGGTCATGTATCAGAAGATGACCTGGCTGGACTCGATGTGCTATCCGTCATACGGCTCAGATTCCCTGATAAAGTCTGGTCCTGTCATCCGCTTGAGGATCGGAGATGCGGTAAACACCGAGACCGGCGGACTATCTGGGATCATCAAGGGACTCAGCTATGACTTCGCCGATGCCCTCTGGGAGCTAAAGAAGGGCTTCAAGGTTCCGCGGTCGTTCAAGGTCTCTCTCGACTTCCTGGCCCTCCATGAGGGTCCGGTCGGAGTCATGAACGGAGCGTTCGGCGTCTTCAAGTTGCCGCTGGTTGAGAGTAATAACTTCGTGGACAGTGCGCTTGCCGGCGCTGAGCAATCGAAGGATGCCCCTACCGAGGAAGCCCAGATCGTCCCCGGCATGTTCAGCAAGTTCGGTGAACCAAGGAGGAAGTGATGGGGAGGAGCAGGTATGCCGGCACTGAGGTCATCAACGGGAGGTACTACGCCACGTGGCAGGACCCGGCTGCTCGCGATCCGTACGGATTTGACATCCTCGATGGAGTGGAGACATTTGAACACATCTATCGAGCAGGTGAACGCCTTGACGCGATCGCCTACCGTTACTATGGCGATGAGGATTATTGGTGGGCCATCGCACTCGCCAATAGGATCATAGATCCGTTCGTGATCCCAGCGGGTCGCAGGCTCAGGATCCCGTCTGACGTCAAGTCGATCTTGGACAAGATCAATCGCTGATGTCCTCTGGACCGAAGTTCAAGAGAGGGGTGAACCCGTTCGCTCGTTCATCTCAAGAGCCACTCGACATCCTTATGTCGATCACGCCTGCCGAGCTGGCCAGCTGCGTCCCTTTCATCAAGATCGAGAAGATCGACCGGCTCGGAAAGCCTGCCACCGACGTCAGGCCGCTGATGTTCGATCTGATCCAGACGCCGCAGTTCGGGGCGGCTCACGACAGCTTCGGCATCGACAGCGACACGTTCATCGAACGCTCCCTTGTGTCGCTCAACAGGCTCACGGTGGAATTCGAACAGAGCTACGGACAGCAGTTCTTTCGAGACGTCACCCTTGACTTTACGGTCCACCATCCGGCCCTCATCTTCGGAAGGGACTCGAAGGTGCCGTGGCGGGAGATCCTTCAAGCTGGAAAGTCATTCTCCCTTGAATATGGGTGGAAGGGTGATCCAAGCCTCGTCAAGAATCCGCTCTTTAACGGTCACGGACATGTCACTGCGAACGGACTTGTCTTGAAGTCGACCCAGCTGATCCTCCTTAATGTCTACAGTTACGAGCTACGGGTCCTCCAGAACGGGGAGGTGAAGGTCGTGGTCAGGGCGAAGGAGAACGGCGACATCGCCCTTCGAGAGATGAGATTCTCTGATGCCTTTGCAAACAGCATAGGATCCAGGATCGCCAAGCCTGACGATGTCGACAACGTGAAGGCGCTCGTCGGTCTGTTCAAGAAGCTTACGAAGTATCCGGTCAAGGGTCGCGGCCAGTACTATCTGATGGGTGACATCCTCGACAACATCATCGCTCCGATGGTTGTCGCCGGCGGAAAGATCTGGGGCTATGCCGGAGTCGACCTCCTCCTCGGGAAATTCAACAAGGACGCGGGACCTCAATCTGAGCAGTACTTCGGTTCCCCCATGGCTGACCGTGGGATCGATGAGTTTAAGGTCCCCGTCGATGTCATCAACGAATTGCTCCAGAAACACTTCTCAAAGGGACGTCCACTCTATCTTCAGAACTTCATCTCCATGATCATCCAGATCATGAACAAGGAGGGCGTCTGGGCACACCCGCCGGTCAAGACAGCATACCAGAAGCCACACGTCCTGATGAAGTCGGACACCGTCATGACGGCGAACGGACTAAAACTGGTCCTGATCATCCATGATATCAGTGTCGGCTCCCACCCTTTTGGGCTGAAGGAGGGGCAGCATCACATCGCGCTCGAGAAGCAGAGCAAGGATGCGATCTTTTCCAAGCTCCGTTCGCTGTCAGTTCCGATCCTAGAGTTCGCTCGGGCTAACACGTTGATCACGGATGCTAGCTTTGCCCTCCAACCCGATCCGCTTTTTCAGTCGATACAGGTGGACTCGGCATATCGGGACCGGAAGGATCGCGTCCAGAATGCGAAGAAACCGAACGTGGAGTCCAGGAAGGGCCAGGCGCGAGACGGAGAGCTGATCATCCCGGTTAGCATCCTTGAGGGTGAGATCCAGATGCATGGTAACTTCGCCCTTGAGGTCTTCGGTCAATTTTGGATCGAGTTCTTCGGCTCGAGCGAGATCAGCGGCGTCTATACAGTACGGGGCAAGACTGACACGTTGGAGCCAGGATCCTTTAAGTCATCCTTTAAGGTCATCTCTGAGAGCATCGATCCGCTTAACACCCGTCGCCGCCGGACCCCAGAGGAGCTCAGCAAGAAGAAGTGATATGGTCCAGCCATGGGACCGATCTTGCATGCTTGATGTCTCTATAGGCCCGGATGAGGATCTTCGATGCCGAGAGATATACCGTATTCCATAGTGTCCGTGAGGACTTCGGTCCATTGATGCGTTCGGTGTTTAAGGACGACGGGAAGCCGGCGGTCGCTGCCCTCGGTCCGATCTACGATGATCCGGCCACTGACGTGCTCGCTCCCTTCATCCGTTCTGCCAAGGAGGCGGGGCTTGATCCGGACTCGGTCAAGGTCTTGGCTCCGAGGTGGGCGCTGGAAAGGGCCCAGGCACTTCGGATGACCTCTGTCCTTGAGTGGGGAGCCACGGCCTCTGAGCAAGACTGGGGCGATGTTTATGACTGGACAAGGGCCGGGTTGGTTCTGGAGATCGCCTCGAGGCTCGGGATCCCTCTCCGCAACGGGGCCAAGGCCCACGTCCGATGGAGGTTGAGGGGCACGGTGACGGGAAGGTTCGGAGTCGAGCCCGGATCGTTCAATCCGCTTACCATCTCGCATGAGCATCGATCGATGATCGTCGCTGGCGGACCGACCCGAGACGTCGTCATCCTCGACTTTAGGGCCATGGATCTCTGTTCGATCATCTCGCTCTTTCCGTCCCTTCAGGAGCGATACGCTGGGGCTGAGGATCCGCATGCCAGGACGGCCGACCTCATCGGAGTCGATCGCGATGCTGCGAAGAAGGAGCTCTTCGTGTTTGCGTACGGTGGACGCTCGCCGTATCAGGACCAGCTTTCAGAACGATTCCCGGAGCTGGTCCCGGTCCGCGGTGCCGTCCTGGCCCGACAGGTCCAAGAGAAGTCTGCCATCGCGTTTCGGGCCGGTCTTTCCCGTGCGCTTCCATTTCTCTTCGGAGATCATGTGCGTCCCATGTTCACCGTCCACGACGAGCTCGTCCTAGACGTCGAGAGGGATCACGTCGGTGACGTCTGCCATGTGATCCGAGCGCTCGAGCAAGGGGCATCTGAACGGAATGGTGTCCCATACTCTGTTAGCATGAGGGTTGGTAGGGACTACGCGGAGGCCAAGGGGTGAGGTGTCCAGACTGCGGGGCGGAGATGAAGCCGCTGGCGTTCTCGGTCTATTGCCCGAACGACTGCGACCGGAGGGTCCAGGGATACATCGATCCTGAGAAGACGGAGCCGCTGTGGATAAACAAGAGACCAGATCCGGACGCAGAGCGTCCGATCCAGACGATGGCTCAACCCACTTCGGTGAGCTCCGATGTGACGGACATGGACTGGGACTGGATCGACAAGCTAGACTGGGATTGTGGCACGGACTAGATGAGTATGATGCGGTCTCTTTGGTCTGTCTGGGGGTGGTATCCCTCTGGTGGGCTGCGATGGTATGGATGGTGAGGCTAGGATGACTGAAGACGAGTATTGGAGACAGGGATCTGATAGGCTTGATGAGTACATCGGGATGGTGAACACGATCATCGATACGTTCCCCGAGCCTCGGAGGACCCAGGTTAGGAAGATGATGGATGGGGTCATGGGTGAGCAGTTCATGATGTCTCCGGCCTCGACTCGTCGAGCGTTCCACAATGCCTTCCCGTGTGGGCTCGTAGCCCATTCCTTGAACGTGGTCAAGTACGCTGTCAAGTTGGCGGACACCCTGGCCCCTGGACGATGGCCAAGGTGGAAGGTCATGTTCTGCGCCCTCTTTCATGATCTTGGAAAGGCCGGCTCTCCGGGCAAGCCCTACTACGTCCCGACCAAGGAGGACTGGAAGCGACGGAAGGGTGAGTACTACGACGTCTGCAAGGACGAATGGATGCCCAATGCGGAGAAATCTCTCTATAACCTTCAGCTGCACGGGATCACCCTCGACTATGAGGAGACTGTGGCCATCCGTCTCAACGATGGAATGGCTTCTGAAAGCAACCGTGAGTACTCTTTCAGAGAGCCAGATCTAGCCCTGGTGGTACATTGGGCAGATCACTGGGCCAGTCGGCAGGAGAAGCACGAAACAAATGAGTGAGTTGAAGACGCAATCGTGTATCTGTTGGCCAGACTAACGGGTACATACGCGGAGTCTGGTATTGGCATTCGTGCTTGCAGTGTGTTGAACCAATTGAGGTCGTTGAGAGGGGTTTGCGGCACCAAAAGCGAGGGGTCGCAATGAAACTAAAAGAGGTCAAATTTAGGCCGGTGACAGGTCAGCATGATATCGAACACAAGATGAAGAAGGTGATCGAGTTTTTGGAGGGGGGAGACCGCGTTCGTCTTACCGTGACTTTCACTGGCCGCGAGCTGGCCCACAAGGACCTCGGTAAGAAGTTGTTGCTTAGCCTTCTGAGCATGTGCCCCGTGGACATCCATGCGTGTCCGATCAAGGACGAATCGAGATCCGTCAGCATGGACCTGATGGTCCGAAGGCACTGACAGTTGTCTGCAGTAGCCCCCCCATCTGGGGCCCTCCTCTATTTAGAGGATAGATGACCTGGGCGTGGTGTAAGCCATGAAGATCACACGGCGAAAGTTGATCGAGATGATCGAGGAGGAGGTCCGCGTGGCCCTCCTTGAGTCTGCCGATGAGGATCCTGGGCGTGAGCAGCCGCAGGGCGGCGGACCCGATCCGATCGCCTCTGCTCCTCCAATCGACGGCGGAATGAACGACGATAAGGGTCAGGACCTCGAGACCGCCGCTGTCGACGGAGAGGGTGAGGACGACGCTGAGGCGATCGATGCCAGCGGTAACGCCGGCGAGAATCCCTCTGGGGCTGTCAATAATGAGATCTCTGGAAAGACCGTCCAGGCCATCACGATTGAGCCGAGGTCCAAGGTCCTTCCAGGCTCTCGTGAGGTCATCATGACGTTCAACGAGTCAACCGATGCGCTGCGCATCCTAGTTACTCCGACCGGTCAGATCAAGTTCTTCTGGAGAGGGCAGCTTCATGACATCCCGTAAGCATCATCTTAGGCGCCTCCTTGAGTTATTCCTTCCGGAGGCTAGGTTTCCGGACGAGAAATTCTGGACCAAGGACGGTACTCCGATCTATCCAGAACCGAAGGGTATTCCCCGCAACACTCAGGGACTGACCATGAAGGACCTCGGGGTGGAGGATGAGCCGCCTCTTGCGCCTAATGCCGAGAAAGGTGATCTATACAATCACTTTTCGAAGACACTTCCTGAGTTTATCAGGAACATCGATACTGCTGCGAAGAAACTGTTCGGCGATAGATACCAGAAGAAGATCGACGCCTGGTTCAGACAACCGGGCTATGTTCAAGATGTAATCAAGAAACTCTGGGATGACAATTATACTGACTGGGAGGCACTTGGTGAGATCGGCTTTATCTTTGATGTGGTGCAGGGTGGCATCGTCGGTGATCCCAATCGCAATCCGTCACACTATCCACAATTAACAACGAAGCGCTTCCAACCAAAGGTAGATTGGGATCCTATTACCGATACCGTAACTCCTCGTCCAAAGCGTCCTGTCGGCCTCAATCCCGATGGAACCCTGAGGTACTGACGTGGGATCCGGTGTGCGCTTTCCTCGGCATCTGGTCGCTGCCGAGGTCGAGAAGATCGTCTCTACGTTGGGGGCCGAGAGGGTCATGCCGTGCGGATCATTCCGCCGCGGTTGTCCGACGATGGGAGACATCGATCTCGTCATCCTCGACGGGTCTGACGTCGTCTCGGATCTGCTCGAGCTGGGTCTCAGTCTGACTGAGGACGGATATCCCCGCAGGGAGTTCAGCCTCGCTGTACCGTGGCTCAAGGCGACCAAGTTGAAGGTCGACCTCTGGACTCCTGCAGACGGGATGGTCGGCTCCTGCATCGTCCATGCCACCGGGAGCGGACTGCATAACGTCCTGATGCGTCGGTTCGGATACGCGAGGGGACTCAAGTTCACTTGGGCAGGGGTCCAGGACAGCGATGGCAAGTTCATCGCAGGAGAGACCGAGGCCTCGTGCTTCGAGGCATTGGGGTGGCCGATGATGCCGCCCACGCTTCGAGAAGAGGTGCTTGATTGGGCGCTGCCGCTTGTCAAGGATCTGTGATATGTCCGAGGAGATGAAAGACGTCCGTGAGCTTCTCCAGAGGCTCGTCACCAACCAGGAGCTGCATGCCCTTGAGCAGAGGAACATGAAGGAGGACATCGAACAGATCAAGTGCATCCTCATTGAGGGCAATGGTCGTCCCGCCATGACCGTCCAGGTAGCCACGATCGACCAAAGGCTTAGGAGCCTTGAGATGAAGGAGGAGGATCGAAAGGTCCCCCGCTCCGTCTCTATCGGCATCGTGGTCTCTCTCGTCCTCGGCGTGGCCTCCATCTTGGCAGGATTTGTCAACGTGTGATGCATCCGACCATCCGCGCATACCTCGCTGCCGGGCTTAAGACCCCCGAGCAGATGTTGGAGCACGCCCGTCTTTTTGGGGAGGCCGCGTGGCTGCATGTCATGCAGGCTCTCAGCGAGGGACGGTCGAACTCCACCGCGATGGTGATCGTTCCCGGAGAGCCTCCCGGCAAGAACCTGACCGGCTTCATCCGAACCCTTATCCCAGACAGGACCAAGGTGATCGTGGTCGCCCAGCCGGGCAGCCTTGGTCCAGATGCCTTCGAGCGGCTTCTCAGGGCCTCCATGCCCGACGCGGAAAGGAAGCTTAGGATCATCGACGGCGGGCAGTCGATCGTTGCCGCCGTCCAGTCTGCCTTACGAAGCCGCCACTATTCGCCGGGCCAGGCCCTTGAGGTCTATGCCGATCCCGGGCTCGTCAGGAGCTTCTCCCAGGAGGTGTCTGGTGGGATGTTGGACTTCGACCCCACCGTGATCCTGGCCGTCCCGACAGAGATCCCCACAGATGACGTGGAAGGCATCCGACAGGCTATCGGAAGCGAGGATGTGGATGCCATGCACCGGGTCCTCGATCCCCACCTCTTCTCGGACGCCAGCTCGCTCCAGAGGTACAAGGACGCCCTTCGAGCAGAGTCGATCGTCCGTGAGTTCTTCACCGACATCGCTCCCTCCAGGGAACTAGGCATCCAGAGGTTGGATGCCATCCTGCGCTCGGAGCTTGGAGACAGTTTTACTGACCTAGAGTACCTCGGGTCGGGTCGGAACGGTTCGGCGTACCGGACACTCGACGGACTGATCATCAAGGTCACCACCGATCCGGTCGAGGCTGAGTCGGCCAACGTCCTGGTCGGTAAGCAGTGTGAGTACATCCACAGGATCTACGCGGTCAACCAGATCGAGGAGAACGTCTGGATGATCCTCCAGGAGGGTGGGCTGGAGAGGCTACCTCCGCAGTACTGTGAGGAGTTCGACCTTGCAGTGGAGATCATCGAGGCGATCGGCGCCGGAAAGGCGCTGCGTGATGGTGACGCCGAGAGCGTCAAGGAGATCATGGTCCGCTCGGGCCACCGCGACCTCTGCGCGCTCGTCGTCGAGGTGATGATGAAGTTTGGTGTGGGTGGGATGCTCCGTGAGCTCCGGGAGCTCGGGCTCTCAGCGGACTTTCACTCTGGGAACATCATGCTTCGTGATGGTCGTCCGATCCTCATCGACATCGGAATCTCGGGAGATGACCCCGGTGAACAAAAATGTCCTTCGGATGGCGACATGCAGGTACATGAGGCTGGAGTCCAGGCGGCTCCTCAAGCAGGCCCTCGATCCCAGATGAGGGGGTCAAACTCCTCAGCTTGGGCAGGAGGACGTTTGGTCCTTTCGAAGCCGGAGCAGCATGTCCCTGAAGACGAAAATGCAACCGAAGACGACTTCCGTCTCGACCAGAACATCGTCGGCGGTGGACTCGACTGGGGTGGGGGCCTCGTCGGACGTGGCTATTGATGAGCCTGAGTACGGCTGGCGCAAGCTTTGCTTCAACCAGGGTCGAAAGTCGAACGATGAACAGGCCGTCTGTGAGGCCTTAAAGGCTGACGGAATCAAGGCGGTCCCGACCGGAGATCGCTACCACAGCCATGACATCGAGGTGACCCTTGGGGTCGACCACGTCCAACCAGGCCTCTACGAGGTCAAGCGCCTCCACGTCCAGGATAGCGGATACGTTGACCGTCGATTCAAGGCCGGGCAGCGCGGCGAGCAGATCTACGGAAGGCGTGATGCCCAGATCAAGGCATTCGCGATCTCGCTGGAGCGGTTTCTCGATGACTGCGATTGGGGCTTCGACGTAGTCACTCAGATGCATGAGTTCATCGACCAAGCCCTACACCGGCGACACAGTAAGAGATTCAACGGACAACTGACGCAGCTGGCCACGACGTTCCTCCACATCCCGGCACTCTTTCCTGCGGCGAAGGACGTCCTCAGAGGCGGTGTGACGGCCCATGACGTGGCTGCAGGATTTGCTTCCCTTAACGGAATCTTCATAATAGCTGACCATATCTACACGTTGGTCAAACCAGAGGAATATGCGCGGTTCATAGGATTTGATAGCGCATCTGCTGAGGGCCCTAGGCTCTCATACCAAGGCGTGGTGCCGTTGAGAAGATCTTAAAAGGGTGCGACCCTTATAGGTCATCGAATCTTCAGTGATAAGGTGGATCTACTTGAAAAACGTAAAAGGATAAGACGATGGATCTTGCAGCGTTGAAAGCAAAGCTTAAGGCCCTCGAGGAGGGCAAGCCAAAGAGTAAGAAATGGAAGCCGAAGGACGAGCACATCGTTCGATGCCTGCCGCTTGAGGGTGAGGAGGACCTTGCCTTCGTGATCAAGTGGCACTACGGCGTAGACAACGGTCGTCAGATGGCCTGTCCATCGACCTGGGGCGATGAGTGTCCGTTCTGTGATCTATCGAAGTATTTGAGGTCATGGAAGGATGAGAACGGCAAGGACAAGCCCGAGGCGGTCCGTAAGAAAGACTGGGAGTGGAGCAAACAGCTCGAGGCGGCTGTCAAGTACTACATCCCGATGGTCGAGCGTAAGAAGGATTCGACGGATCTCTTGGGGCCGTTTTTGTGGGAAATGACGCCGAAGACCTATACGGCAGTCTTCAAGATCTGCTGCAATGACGACTGGAACGAGGACCATCCCGATGGCGGTGGCCTTCGTGTTCTAACGTCACTTGAGCACGGGCTTGACCTCGTCGTCACCTTTAAGAAGAAGGGTGAGAAGGGTAACACCACCTCGTTCGACATCACTGATGTTGAGGAGCGGAAGAAGTTTTCACCACTCATCAAGGGTGATCCCGCAAAGGCGAAGGAGCTCTTGACGAAGATTCCGACGATGTCAGACATCACGAAACAGGTCTCGACGGAGGAGGCCGATAAGGTCTTTGCCGCATGGAAGGCATCGATGAATAACGAACCGGCTGATACAAAGGATGCCGGTATCGAGCACGGTGCGAACAACGGAGAGACCGTCGCCAAGGGTGGAAAGTCGGTCGATGAGACAATCGCCAAGCTCGAGGCGATGCTGAAAGGTGGCGGTTAGGTCTTAATCGCTTGTGGACAAGAGGGGAGGGGTCGGAAGGTCCCTCCCTCTCTATCTGAGTTCATTGGATTGTGATGTGGATGGTGTGATGGAAGAGGAAAAGTGGTTTCGGGTCATCGATCCGTTGTCACCGTTATATGGTTGCGATGTACGCGGTCGAATGTCCCATACGGTGTTTGGAGTCGATGGTGCGCTCATCGTGATTGCGTTGCGGAGGGTCGATGTCTTTGTGGGAGACAGGCCCTTTCAGCTTGTGGCAAGGGAGGGGGAGGACCTTGGCATCGCGGTCAGAACCGACCAGCTCGACGAGTCTCCGTTGCAGGATGAGACGATCGAGACGGGTACTGACCGTCCACACGGCCTCTGCATCGATGAGTCTGAGATGTCGAGGGATGATGGCTCGACGTTACGAATCGCACGCTACGAGCGTGCCACGCAGATCGCCGTTGAGGACAGCAACGGTGATCTCTTAGCGACAAGGACAGAGACGGCCGACTATCGCGACGTCTGGGAGCGTGAGATCACCCGTCTGTTTGAGACCGGTGTCGACGTCGATGAGATCGCGTACGCACTACAGGAGAGCCTAGGTGGCGAGGGATAAGAAGAAGACCGGAGAGGTCGAGCCTGAGAAGCCAATGGACGTGAAGTCGACCGTTAGGACCCTTCGTAACGCTCTCAACAGGGATGACTCCGAGAAGATCACGTGGGACCTCTCGAAGGACGACAGTCCGACCCACGTGAAGGACTTCATCAGCACTGGCAGTACGCTGCTGGATTATGCGATTAGCAACCGTCGTAACGGCGGCGTCCCCTGCGGCAAGATCACCGAGCTACAGGGTGAGGAGGCAAGCGGCAAGTCTCTTGTCTGTGCCCACCTTATCGCCAACACTCAGGGGAAAGGTGGCATCGCGGTCTACCTTGATACGGAGAATGCGGCCAACCCTGACTTCATGCGGCGGATCGGCGTAGACCTGGAGAAGCTCATCTACGTGCAACCAGGAACGATCGAAAAGGCCTTTGAGACGATCGAGGCTATTATCAAGACCTTACGGGCAAAGTCATCTACGACGCCTGTCACGATCCTCTGGGACTCGGTGGGCAACACCCCGCCGCAGGCTGAGATCGAGGGCAGCTACGATGCCAACTCTCGGATGGGCCTCGGCGCCAAGGCAATGGCGATCGGCCTGCGCAAGATCACCGACATGATTGGTCGTGAGCAGATCACGATGGTCTTTACCCAGCCGTTGACATATCGCATGGATGCCGGTCTCTATGGAGATCCGTTCGGCACAAAATATGGCAAGGCGCTGCCTTACCATGCCTCGACCCGTGTTCGTTTATCCAGCAGCACAAAACTAAAGGATAAGAGCGGTGAGATCTACGGGCTGGTCACAAATGCCCGTATCATTAAGAGCCGTCTCGGGACGAGCCATCGCACCTGCAAGTTTGAGATTCACTTTGACTTTGGAATCGACGACGAGGCGAGCTGGTTTACGGTCCTACATGACGCAGGTCTGATCGTGAAAGATAACGGTTGGTGTTATCTTGATCAGTTGCCGTCCGGAAGGATCTGGGACAAGCCGGGCAAGTACGAGGGGATCGACCGCGGTGTCCAGTTTCGTGAGGCCGAGTTCGGTAACCTGGCCCGCGAGGACAGGCGGGTCCGCGACTGGTGCCTAGACGCGCTTGAGCGGCTACTGGTGAAAAAGTATGATGAGAAGCGTCCGGTCCGTGTCGGCGAGGAGGTCCCTAATGAGGAGGCTGAGATACCTGATTCGGACGATGGCGGTAAGTCGGAAGGAGCAGGTGTGTGACGTCCGAACAGTTCTGTTAATCGACCCGACGAGGACTTGTCGATGATTCCTCGGATCGAGCCCGGGCAGTTCGTCACGTTCATCTACAAGCCGCCCGCGAAGCCACCTAAGGGCAAGTGGGCGTACAAGACCGTTCCAGTCCGTCTCCCCGACGGGACGACACGGCTGGTGAACCACCGTTATCGGGTTCCGGCGGCACCTGAGCCGCCTAGTGATCCAAGCAAGCAGGCGTTCATTCTACACCCGAGCTGGCATAACAAGGTCCATGCGATCGACCTTGGTAGGATTTCTCCGGCGGAGATCCAGGTCCTCCATGCGATCATGGACCCGAACGTGAAGGCCCAGGTCGACCAGGGCGTCTGGCCGGTCGAAGGTGTTCCGAACTATCCTCTGATTCGTGACATCCTTCAAAGGACAGAACCTGTAGAGTTAATCAAAAATCCTCTCGCTTTTTATCAGCAGCTCATCAAGCCCTTCATCAGAAACAAGGACTGCTATCGACAGTATTGGCCCAATTACATGTTCTCCCTCAAAGTCATGGCTGAAAGCCATGTGAAAGGTCCGTTGGTAAATCCGACGCCGCTGTTCAAAAAGGTATAACCCGACGGATAGCAGATTCAGTTTTTGGCCGCCGAAAGGATCTAAATGGCAACCGTAATGGGACCTCTTGTCCTAATCGACGGACACAATTGTTTCATCCGAAACTACGTTAGATCCCCGTACATGGACGTCAACGGTCAGCGCGCTGGTGGCACCACGGGTATGATCATCTCAGTTAGAAAGATCATCAATGACTTTAGGCCGTCGAACGTCTTGGTCGTGTGGGATGGTGAGGGCGGCAGTCAAAGGCGTCGCAGCATCTATGCTGAATATAAGGCGGGCCGAAAGGTCCGTCTTAACGAGGAGTATGACTTCGGTGAGACCGCCGAGTCGCGCCTGGAGAACATGCGGAAGCAAAGGAACGACTCTTCTGAGCTGCTCACCATCCTCGGGATCCCACAGGTGCGGGCAGACGCCGTTGAGGCGGATGACCTGATCGCGTACATCGCCGGGAAGATGGATCATCCGCACGGTGTCATCATCGTCTCGACGGACCAGGACTTCTTGCAGCTCATCAGACAAGCGGGCATCACGCATGAACCAGATTGCGTAGCCGGCTCTTGCTCGTGTCCAAGACAGTCTGAGATACGCGTCTACTCACCGGTGAAGAAGAAGATGTACGATCGCCAGTCCTTTATCTCAGAATTCGGGGTCCTCCCTGAGAACTTTCGAATGTTGAAGGCCTTGTCTGGGGACGCAAGTGATAATATTGAGGGAGTTAAGGGCTTTGGGTTTAAGATGGCCGCGAAGTCATTCCCGTTCCTGTCGGAGCGAAGGGTCACGGCAGACGAGGTGTTGGAGGCAGCGGAGAGCTTAACCGGTACGCTCGGAAAGCGTCTTCTCGATGAGAAATCTCGATTTCTTGAAAATTTGACCCTCGTCGATCTATCTGAACCGATGCTCAGCGCGACGGCTGCTCGACAGGCTCGAGAGGCGCTCTATCGTGACCTCGGTTGCAAGGAGGTGGATTTCCGCATGCGGGTCGTGCGTGACGGCATATTGTTCTCGGGAAATAATTTTATAGGTCCATTCCGTGAACTGCGTCTTCGCCGGCAAAAGTTTTTGTCTACAGTGTCGGTCGGTGAGCCTTTTGATAGATCAGAGAGCGTGGAGGGTGACCAGTGAGCGACGTCGAATCTTTCGAAAAGCTCGGTCGTCTGTATCAGGAGAAGGTCCTACAGGCCTTGTTTGAGGATCCGCTCTATGCTGAGATGATGACGGATGTGTTTGAGAGTGAATACTTCACGTACACGCATCTTCAGCGTATGGCAGAGGCTTTCTTTAGTTATCGGGCAAAGTACAAGGAGTTCCCGAGCGTCGACGTCGTAATGATGCAGGTCCAGGCAGAGCACGCCGAGAGTGATCCGGCGATGCTCACCATGGCAACAGACTTCGTCAATAGGATGAAGTCCACCCCGCTCAACGGTGACAAAGGCTTCATTCAGGACTCCTCATTAGAGTTCTGTAAGCGACAGAAGCTCATCCAGGCGTTGGGCAAGTGTCTCGAGCAGATCGAGGGCAAGAGGTACGATGCCATCGCGGGAACAATCCGGGAGGCTCTCGATCGCGGTTCTCCGCAGGATCACGGTCACGAGTATACCAAGGAGATCGAGACCCGTGTTGCCAAGTCGGTACGTGAGCCCATCTCGACCGGTTGGCCCGTGCTCGACAAGTACCTGGGAGGAGGATGGGAGCGGAAGACAATCTCTACCTTTATTGCTCCCACCGGGGCCGGTAAGTCGATGTTCCTCGTAAATGCCGCCTGCGCTCTGGTCGAGCAGGGGCTAAACGTCCTGTATGTCACGCTCGAGATGGCAGACTATAAGATCGGCCTTCGTGCAGACTCCTGGTACTCCGGCATGGCGATTGACGATGTCTCTAAGCAACCTGAGAAGGTCAAGGAGGCGATCGGGCAACGGGCCAAGGGTCGCTTCATCATCAAGGAATGGCCGACCAAGCGGGCCACGGTCGATACGATCCGCTCCCATTGCCAGCGCCTCTTGCAGACGAAGAACTTCAAGCCTGATGCTATCATCGTGGACTATCCGGACCTCCTGAGGTGCACCAAGAACTACGGCGAAAAGAGGCACGAGCTCGAGGGCAACTACGAGGAGCTACGCGGCTTGGCCCAGGAACTCAACTGCGTCATGATCGTAGCTGATCAGACAAACCGCGGCGGTCTTGACCTTGAACTCGTCACGATCGCTAACATCGCTGAGGCGTACTCCAAGGCGACAGTCTGCGACCTCATCCTCACTGTCTCAAGGACGGCGCAGGACAAGGTTGAGGGAACGGGCAAGCTCTTCATCGCCAAGTCTCGTCTTGGGTCAGACGGCATCGTCCTCCCATTCCTGCTGAAGACTTCAGCAAACGTCCGAGTCACCGTCCTCGATCACAACGAGGATCCCATCTCGATGTTCATAAAGACTGCAGGCGAAGATGGAATGAAGAACTTCCTTAAGGATCGACTTGATAAGTTCGGCAAGCGTCCGCTGGAGCGGGTAGGTGACAAGAAGAAAGCCGGGGGCGATGATCAGTGAGTAAGGCAAATCGACCGGATCTCCTTAAGCCGCGTGTCGTCTACAGTCCCTTCGAATATCCGAAGGCTTTCGAATACTGGGAGAAACAGCAGCAGAGTCACTGGTTACACACCGAGGTCTCCATGGCCTCAGACATCAACGATTGGAAGCTCATCCTCAACGACGCTGAGAGGTCACTGGTCGGTAAGATTCTGAAGGGGTTCACTCAATCTGAGGTCTTCATTCAGGAGTACTGGACGAACCAAGTCACTAAGTGGTTCAAAAAGCCTGAGATCCAGATGATGGCTGCCACGTTTGGGGCCTTTGAATCGATCCACAGTGTGGCATACGCATACCTCAATCAAAGCCTTGGGCTCGACGACTTTGAGGCATTTCTCCACGAGCCGACCGCAAAGGCAAAAATCGATCGCCTGATTGAGACCCGCGGCGGTAAGCCAGAGACGATCGCCAAGAGCCTGGCTATCTTTAGTGCCTTCAACGAAGGCGTCAATCTCTTCTCATCCTTCGCGATCCTGCTGAACTTTAGTCGTTTCAACAAGATGAAGGGTCTCGGTCAAATCATCGCCTTCTCAGTGAAGGATGAGAGTCTCCACTCCGATGCTGGGTGTTGGCTCTTTAAGACACTCATCGAGGAGAACCCAGATATCTGGGATGACGACCTCAAGGGTGAGATCTATGAGGCCGCCCGGTTAACCGTTGAGCTCGAAGATGCCTTCATCGACAATGCCTTCTCGGCAGGACCCGTCGAGGGGTTGACAGCTGAGGACATGAAGGCCTTCATCAGACACCGCTGCAATACCAAGCTCGGAGACCTTGGGCTGAAGAAGAATTGGCGGAACATCTCGAAGGAGGCCCTGTCGAGGATGGAGTGGTTTGATGTGCTCAGCGCGGGGACCAGCCATGCAGACTTCTTTGCTTCGCGGGTGACTGACTATGCCCGTGGTGTCATTGACTTCTCTAAGGTCTGGGACGACCAATGACGACACTCGATCAGTTGAAGGCGGAGGGCGAGGCCCCTGCTTGGCTCACGCAGGAGGGCTATGACACCCTCTCACGAGGCTACCTCCTCTCTGGGGAGACGCCGAGGCAGTTGTACCAGAGGGTTGCCTCGGCGGCTGCCGCGTATACCAGCGATCCTGACCATTGGCAGCAAAAGTTCTTCGACGCGATGTGGAGGAACTGGCTCTGTCTGGCGTCTCCGGTCGCTTCGAACCTCGGTACCACTCGCGGTCTTCCAATCAGTTGCAACACGCTGCACGTGGGAGACTCAGTTGATTCGATCTTCGACAAGGTCCATGAGCTAGCGACGCTCTCCAAGAACGGCGCCGGGGTCGGGATCTACATCGGAGACATCCGCGGGAGGGGTTCCCCGATCGCAGGTAACGGAACGTCAGAGGGCGTGGTTCCCTGGGCTAAGATCTACGACCAGACGATCAGCTCGGTCTCACAGGGGTCTACCCGGCGTGGCAGCGCGGTCCTCTATCTGCCGATCGAGCATACCGACATTGATGAGTTCATCAACATCCGTCGTCCGGTTGGTGATCCGAACCGGCGATGCCTGAACATCAACCACGGCGTGGTCATTACCGACGCCTGGATGAATGAGCTGATCGACGGAGATAGACGGAAGCGTGAGCTTTGGGGCTCTATCCTCCAGGCAAGGGTCGAGACGGGAGAGCCGTACATGCTCTTTGTTGATGCGGCGAACCGTGAGAATCCCGAGACGTACGTCAAGAACGGATTGACGGTCAAGTCGAGCAACCTCTGCACTGAGATCATGCTCCATACGGACCCACAGCACACCTTTGTCTGCTGTCTTAGCTCCCTTAACCTGGTCCGATGGGATGAGTGGAAGGACACGGACGTCGTCCGCACAGCGATTAGGTTTCTAGATTGTGTCCTAAGCGAGTACATCGACAAGGCCACCGGCGTTAGGGGTCTCGAGGCATCCGTTAGGTCTGCAGTGAAAGGAAGGGCCCTAGGTCTAGGTGTCTTGGGGTGGCACACCCTCCTTCAAAAGAAGGGCATTCCGTTCGATTCATTCGATGCTATGATGCTCAACTCCACCATCTTCAGATGGATACGCCAGGAGTCAGACCTAGAGAGTCGGGCTTTGGCGAAGGAGCTTGGTGAACCCGAGTGGTGTCGAGGCTTCGGTCGACGAAACACTCACACCATGGCGGTGGCACCGACGTTTTCTAACTCGATCATCTCTGGCGGTCATTCTCCGGGAATCGAGCCGGTGGCCGCAAACATCTTCTCACATAAGACAGCCAAGGGTACGTTCATTAAGAAGAACGAGGTTTTGGTGCAGGCGTTGGAGAGCATCGGGCGGAACACTCACGAGACTTGGAGGATCATCAACGAGAACGCCGGTAGCGTCCAGACGTTGGACATTCCAGATGAGATGAAGAAGGTATTCCTGACTGCTCGGGAGATTAACCAGCATGCGATCATCAAGCAGGCGATCCAACGACAGAGGTGGATCGACCAAGGTCAGTCTGTCAACCTGTTCTTTGCAAGCAACGCTAGTCCGAAGTACATCCATGAGGTACACCTTGCCGCATGGCAAGGTGGGTTAAAATCGCTTTATTACCTTCGAAGTGAGGGCGTGCTCCGGGGGGACCTGGCGTCCCGAAGTAAGGACGAGTGCGCGGCCTGTGAGGCATAGTGAGGCAAAGATGAACTTTGAAGACTATCAGCGTAAGGCTCAGGTTTGGGCAGTTTATCCCGATGCTGGCAGGGGGACAAACCTTTCCTATCCTGCCCTTGGACTCTGCGGAGAGTCAGGAGAGGTGGCAGAGAAAGTCAAGAAGATCCTCCGTGACAACGGCGGCGTCGTTTCTCTAGAGGCAGTCACCGCGATCGTCAAGGAGCTGGGGGATGTCCTCTGGTACATCGCCGCGCTTTGCACTGAGCTCGGCGTGAGTATGGAGGAGGTCGCCGAGCGGAACATCCAGAAGCTTAACGCTCGACACGAGAGGGGGACCCTGCATGGGTCTGGCGACGACAGGTAGGGGTGGTATGATCTAGATACTGATCCGATCTAAGACGATTTGCTTTTGATTGTAAAAGAGAAAAAATTGTGTTCAAGCCGGGACCTAAGACCGCTTTAGTAACACACCGAGGATGTCTTGACGGAACCGGCTCAGCGTTGATGTTCCTATGGGCGGGCGGTAAACGTAGCAACATCATCTTTAAGAACCCGAACCAGTGCGATCTCACCACCGAGGAAGCCGCTCCATACGATGAGGTCTGGTTTGTCGACCTGTGCCCATCACAGATGAAGGATCCAGCTGGTGGGAAACCGTTTCATGTCTTTGATCACCATGCCAGCAACGTCAAGAGGTTCGGTGATGACGTCAATTGCACGTTCTCGATGAAGCGCAGCGGGACATCTCTTCTTGGAGAGATGACCGGTGTGTATGATCCTGAGTGGCTTGATCTTAAGATCGTCGATTATGACGATCCAAACCATCATAAGATACTTCGAGCGAAGCTCGTGTTTGCATTTGAGGCGTACGACCTCGGACGATTTGACCATGAGAACGGGATGTATCTGGCAGACCTCGCGGCATCCTTCACTCAGGATGAGATGCTTGACGTCGTACAGCAACACGGACATGAGGTCTTTAACATCACCAGCTATCACAGTCGAGTTGAGGCCCTTGCTTCCCTGAGGAAGATCTACGCCGATTCGGCTGTCAAGAACATCTTGATAAAGGACTTTGAGGGCCTCAAGGTTGGAGTCGTCTCATCTCCGGTCTTCTGGAAGAATGAGGTTGCCGAACGAATTCTCAACCATGAGATCGGCTTCGATCTTGCGGTGGT